GGTTGGAAGGTTTCCTGTACTTGCTTGTATACAAATGTATGACGAACCATTGTACGATACGACATCATCTATAGTATAAGCTGTTCCACCTGCATAAGTTCCCTTCCATTTGAACTTAATTGAGCCGAGATTTACTGTAGCCATTATATTATTTCCTTATATTGTTGCTATTAGTTCGCCATTGTTAAGTGAGAAGGTAAAACCACTCGCACTAAATAAAACATCATCAAATGTGGCGTATGTTGCACTTGAAATGTTATCCACTCCTTGATTAGTAGTAGTGACTATTAAGTCTCCATTACTATCTTTGTGAAATCCATAAACTTCTGCTGAAGAAGCATTAGAAAATTCTAAAGCTGTTCCACCAGAATTAACTACTAATGCTTGACCTGCTGAACCTAAAGGTGGGACATCAGTTGCATCTGTAATACTAAAGTTTGCTAAAGCAAATGTACCAAAAGCAACTATTTCTAAAATATCATTTAAGTTAGCACCTGTAGTTAATACTATAGAATTACCTGTGCTTGCTGTAAAATCTGTTCCATTTACAAGACGAATACCGTTTAGGTACACATCTAAAAACCCTGCATCATATGCAAGCGTAGCTGAATTATCATCAGTACCAGTAAATGTTGTTTGACTAGCAGTTGCTGTATATTTAAACCTACTTGCAGTTCCATTAACACTAGAACCTGCCGCAGTCCACCCAGATGAACCATAGACTTTCATGGTATTTGAAGCTGTATCAAAATATAAATCACCCAAATCTAAAGCTGAACCATCTGGGTCTTGTGTTGGTGCAGTTGCACTAGCACCTAAATATGTATTTGCAAAACTGTTTACTGAAGCTAGGTTTGTAGCAACAGTATTTACTGAAGCTATAGAATTACCTACATTATTAACATTAGTAATAGCTCCACCAACCGCAGAAACATTAGCATTATTACTTGCTACTGTTGTTACATTACTTGAAATACCTGCAACTGAAGTTACATCTGAACTAATACCTGCTACAGTAGTTACATTTGATGCAATATTTTCTACTGCCGCAACATCACTTGATATGTTTGCTACGCTTGTAACATCTGAGCTGATACCTGCTACTGTGTTTATGTTAGCTGAATTAGCATTAACCGCATTTATGTTTGTGCTATTTGAGTTAACATTTGTAACTGCTGTTGAAATACCTGCAACACCTGTTACGTCTGCACTAATGCCTGCAACAGTTGTCACATCAGCATTAACACCTGCAACAGTATTAACGTTAGCTATGTTAGTACCAACTGTATTAACATTAGTAATATTTGTAGCAACTGTGTCAATCTCTGACGTTGCCTCATTTAAATCATTTGCAACAGTTTCTACTTCACTTACTGCTTCTGCTAAATCATTAGCGACTGCAATAACATCATTAATGTTTGTTGCTACTGTATTTACTGAAGATATGTTTGTAGCAACTGTTCCTATATCTGTAGCATCTGCCGCAACTGCTGTAATATTAGCATTATTATTTGCAACTGTAGTTACATCAGAAGCAATACCTGCAACAGTTGTAATGTTAGGAATGTTTGTAGAAATAAATTGTTTGTTTACAGCATCTGTATTATCTACAGGGTCTGCTACATTTTTTAATCTTTTATTTTGTATATCCCAGTTAAAATCAACGTTATCTAAAGATATTACGTCACCTGCTTTATCAATAGCCTCTTGAGACATATAGAAAGCTTGGTCACTATCTGTATCTAAGTCGTTTTCAGTTAATACTGAACCTGATACGTAATCTACTAATTTTGTATTTTGGCTTGTAGTTCTTCGTATTTCAATAGCCGCATTGTTAGCCGGAGCTGTAGTAAACGTTAAGTTAGTACCTGCGGCATCCAAAGTGTAAGCTGTGACATTTACACCGGCTACTGTAGTAGATAAATCTTCCGCACTACGATAACTAAAAGGAATAGCGTATGTAGTAGTTGTACCGTTTCCGGTATATCTTACGAATGAATTTGCCATAATTTGTGTTTATCTCTTCTAAAAGGGGTACTTTATCTATTCTCCTATTAATTCTTGAAATTGTATAGTTTCTGCGCTACGTTTAAGAGCACTAGCTGTGGTTACTTTTCCGTTTATATCAATTAAAGCGTGGCTTTTAACCCATTCTCTAGCTTCTCTTTCAAACTCTCTTATTCGTTGTAATAGGTAATCATCACCAATATACTTACCGCCTAGTAGTTTATTAGAAACGTATCTTTTATTAAACTCAGAATTAGGATTTTCTAACTCATACTGAAATGTTTCATTAAGTGTTCTTCCGGCTATTTTAATTTGACCTTTAACTTGACGCATTGCTTCGTACATAGTAATACCTTCTGGAAACTTAATTGTTTCTCCAGTAACCGGATGTTTGTATTGAATAGCTGTAGTTAATTTCATATTCAATGGTTTCTTAGTTCCAAGCTGAATAGTAAACTGAGGTCTTTCCCATTTAATATTAGAAGTTTCTAATTTTTCTCTAGCTTCCTTTGATAATACAATTTTATCACCATTACTATCTACCATGTTATTACTCCAGTGTGTAGTAACAGGAAACATATCTTGTGCTTGCCCTAGTAATAATCCTTTAGGTTTTGCATATTCATTTGCTAATGGGTCAGATTTTGGTGATAACGCATCTCCATAATTTAATATATCATATTTACCACCTAAGTATTTTTCATTTATTATTTTAGATAAACCATAAGGTGTTGATTGTTTTAAATGGTCTAAAGCTGTTACAAGTTCTGCTTCACCATCTGCAAATACTTTATTTGTCCATCTCCATGATGTAGCTAGTGGAACATTTTTAGAAGTAAATCTACCAAAGTATCTTTCTATTTTAGAAATATTAGCCGCACCTTCTTCATTAGTAGCTTCTGTTTCAGAAAATATTTCAGTTAATTTAAAGAAATCTTGTGTCATTAAATTACTAGCAAAAATATTAGACCATAAAGAAAATGAAGACCCTGCAATATGACGCATAAAATCCATGTATCTTTCTTGTTCTGCACTGTGTAATGGGTCATTAAATATATCACTTGCTTCTTCTAATGCATCTTGTATTGATGCTGTAACCATAAATGGAATTGATAATGGAAAGAAACGAGAAAGTTGTGTATATTGTGTAACACCATTTTCATCTTGCCATTTATAAGCAAATCTATGTTTTCTATCTTTTTCTCTATAACCTGTTAAACTACCTTGTAATGTAAGGTATGTTGCTAAACCATAAACTGCCGCACCAACACCTTGTATAGATTGTGCTTTGTTTCTAACAATAGGGTCAGAAGCATTTTGCATAGCTCTAAATTCCATGTTTAATTTATTAAGAATAGGTGTCGCTTGCCAACCATATTTAAATAAGTTAACAGGAGTTTTTACAAAGTGTAAACTTGTAAGCACTCTAAGTAATGGTGCTTTGTTAACTGTTTTTAATAACCAGTCTCCAATGTTTGCACCACTTTGTTTTTGGTCTGGAAAGAACTGGTTTGCATCTAACATTTCATTTTTAAGATTTTGTGTAAATGAGCCAGTTCGTGCAATATATGTAGGGTCGTTTGCAACTGATTTAGTTAAATCATCTAATGTAGATGCTTCTAATTTATTAAATGTTTTTGTTTGTTTAAAATTACCAAATTCATCTTCATATTGGTAGTATAGCTCAGACCATTTCTTTTCAAAAGGTGTTTGCTCTACTTTAGTTTTTTCTAATTCTGCTAATTTTTTATTTAACTTTTCTATTCTTTTAACATTAGGTTTATCTTGTGCAGTTTCAAATCTAAGGTTTTCTTTAGTATTTCTTATGTTATCTTGTAAATCAACAATACTTGATTTGTTAAATAGTTTTCTTTCTTTCCATAACTCAGGATAAAAAGCTCTCATTCTTTGGTTAACATTGGCAACTCTTCCTGCTCTGTTAAAAATATTCTTCATTAAAGTATCACCGGCACCTAGTAATCTTAATGTAAGAAAAGATAATTTACCAAGTGGTGTTGCGGCTTTACCTGCAATTTGTTTTATAACACTATCAGAAGCTTTTAATTGTTCAAAGTATGTTTCCATGTTTCTTTGCTGTCTACCATCAAATCTATGCTCTAAACTATCACCAATACTTCTATTAGCTTTCCATGCTAATTTAGCTTTCTTAAATGCTATTTGAAAAAATCTTGTTTGTGCAATTAATAAATCACCTGCCATTTTAATTTGGTTAATACCTTGTCTTCTATTACCATTTTTAAAACTAATTAAACCACCTGCAAACTGTTCTACAATTTGTGTTTGAAATTTAACTGCGGCAGACAATAAGTTAATTTCATGTGTAGTAGGGTCGCCTAGTAAGTTTGCTGTTGTGTTTTCATTGTAA